TTATTATATCTAGCACGATGCAAAGCTATTTTTGATTTTTCTAGTTGTGCTTGCTTTTGGTTCTCTAAAACTTTCGCATTTTGGTTAGCCGCTTTGCCCGCCGCTTTCCCTTGCTGGTATTGGCTGTATGCTTGCACCCCACCAAGAGCCGCACTACCGACTAGACCCGCCGTTCCTGCTGCGGATGCTGATCCGCCTATTGCTGCTATGGCTGGTAATGCAAACATTATGTAATTTCTTTAAAGATGTGAGTTACTTGGCTATCCCCCAAAGCATACCCGTTTCGTATTGCTTCCTTTACCATCATTCCTTCCCTCACCCAACCTAAAATATATATACAACCTTTATCCTTGGCTAATACTTCTAGTGCTGATTCTAACGCGTCACCAGCCTCTCTCGCTTCTGCAATGGAAAGATTCGGGCGTGTAGTAAGCCACTCCACAAAAGCAACTCTAGAATCTGTCACGTAGAGGAAAACCATAGCAATAGGTTTGCCTTCTTTCTCATAAACTAAACCCGATGGAAGCATGTCCTCACTAGCCCCTGTCACACCCCTAGAAATCCACCAGCTTTCCAACTCTCTGTAATCTTTGTCTTGATACTCTCTTATCATCTTCCTTTTATATCATACTTTATAACGATAGATCTAATAGTCGATGGCAAAGGCACTTCACTTTTCAGTGTTATAGACGAGTCAAACTCATGCCTATTACTAGCGTTTACCTCAAACGCCCCAGACTCAAGTTGATTGGTTAAACCTATATTGCCGCTAGGTTGAAACTTGAGACTTTGAAATACTCCGTCGGGTCTGTCGCTAAACTCGACCCCTATAGAATTAAATAGATCAACTACTATTTCAGAGATCTTGATTTCAGCACCTTGAGCGGTTCCTTGTGATGTGAGAATTTCAGTTCTTTGCGTTCTCATTAGTCCTGTGTATTTAAGTCCCACAGACGCCCTTGTTGTCTCTCTTCCTATTGTTATAGAGCCTGCCTGAACTGTTTGATCTATCTCTATATTCCCCTCACTTAAAACTTGCACAATCTCACCTTCCAAGTGGTCTAGCCCTGTGATAACTTGAGTTGCTGCCCCTTCATAAGTTATGCCGCTATCTACGAAGAAACACTCATCTATTCTGGCCTCGTCCTGAACTCTGTATTGTTCTGGCGAGAGTCTTTCTATAAATCTTCCACCACGTCTAAGAACTGTCATGTATATTTCATCCTCCTCTCCATCAGTAGGAAGAATGTTTACATTTTCAATAAGTCCATCCGTCTCAAATAAATACCATCCATTTACATCTTGATCTTTTTCATAAGCACAACAAGCGACTTTCCCATCATCTCGCACCGCCCATATTATAGACTCTCTGTTCTGCTGATAAGCTAAATAGTTTATACCAGACTGAGTTATATGCTCCGCTGCTATATTTATTGCCGCTGATATGTATCCACCTCTTTGAAAGTCGTTAGTAGAGTCTCTTATGTTTCGTCTACCCTCTTGCACATATATCACTGAATCGTCTATAGCAACCGCGTCAACTTCCGCTGTCCCTCTTCCTGATTCTCTTAGCACTCTAATAGATGAAGGTGTGACAACTGATTCATTAGTCCCTCTTACTGACCAAATACTTCTAGAAGTCCCAACTATTAAATCTTTCTGAACTTGTAAAAAACGAATAGGGTCTTGGTTTCCTGAAGCTATAATAAAACGTAGAGGGTCACTATCTTCAGTTCCCGCCATGAAATTCCTAAAATTGTCCACTTCTGATCCCCATACTTGCTGAGGCGTAAGTCTGTTTCCTGCTAAGTATAACCTGCTATCGTGAAGAACTACTTGTGACGGATAGCCGTTCGTGTCATTCCACTCGTTGAAAGAATACCTAAGGGTTTGAGTTTGAATAATATCGTTAGCAGGGTCATCGAAAACAACATTAACTTGTGTTGGAGACACCAGCCCTGTGATTGTAGCAATCTGCATTTCCTCAAAGCTAAGTAATGTTAACGTCATTGTCCCTTCCCCGCTGCCCGTGTCCGCCTCATCAACCACGACACGTAAATAAACATTGTCGGTGGTTGCGTCACCTGTTCTTATGAAATTTTGGTTTTCGTCAGAGCTTAATGTGTGGATCGTTTGCCAATTGGTTAAGCCGTCATCAGACTGCTGAACTCTTACAGTTCCCCGCCAAATGCCTTCTGTTTCAAATTCCCATCCTCCTTGAGCTAACACAGGGTCTATCAGCACAACACCAGATTGAAAGAATGTAGGGTAATCAGCAGGATCAAGACTTACGTTAAAGTCAGTTGCGAAGTTGTAATCCTGTATAACAGTGAAAACTGTGTCGTTAGTGTTAAATCTAATCTCACTCCCTGTCAGATGATTAGCTCCGTTCAAATTTGAATCCACGCTATTGCTATAAGCATCCTCATGGTTTTCACTAACCCTCACATCTTGAACAGTGTGTAGCAACTGAATCTTTTGTCCAACATGAGAGGCGTCGAAAAAAGGAAGAGCTGAGGTAATAGTATTTGTGTTCGGATCTGCTGTAATGCCTATATCTTGCGTAACATCTTCATTAAACGGCTCATTAGTGAACTCAAAGTCATTAAGCTCCCATGTCGTCGGCGTGACTCTAGACAACTGTTTAAGAGGGTGGTTAGGGTGAGCTATGAATATGACATCATTAATTGACTGAAATCTAAGCAAAGGTAACTCTTCCTCCGTGTAATCTGACACTATATCAGAGCCAATAAGAAGTTGACCGTCCTGCCAAAACCTAATCACGTTTTGACTGAATTCTACGATATACCTATTATCATTATCAAACCTGAAAGGGATAAGTCTAGATGTGTGATCCTGACTAGCTGATAACCCTAGAAACTCCAACCCTTGTCTTTTTCTTGCTGTCCCGTAGATCGTTGGGATGTAGTTTAACATCGTTCTTAACGACGTAGAGTATTTAGCAAGTTGCACCCTTGCGTCCATAAGCGGTGACCACTCTCCTCCATTAAAATTTGACTGGATGTGTCTACGCATTATTTTAATCTCTTAAGTAGTAGATACCCTCCTGAGATTTGCACAAATCTGTTGGCTGTCAAAGCTGTCGGAGCCTCCACTCCAAAGTGGATCATGTGGTTTTTCTTCACTATCCACGGTTCCGCACTAAGCTCTGATACCTCACGCTCTAGAATTTCTGATTCTGTCGATGGAGGGTCATTAAGAACTATACCAGAGTTCGGAATGCTAGCGGCAGCTACTTGGTTGAATAGATCTTCTTGTTCTGAGTAAACACCATTAACAATAGTGCTTTTTGTATTAACCGTTCCAATTCTCCACCCCCATGGAAGCGAATCCGCATTACTTACACGATACCTTACAAAAAGACTAACTATCTCACAGTCATAAGGCACGACTATGCCTCCAACAGCAACACCCACGCCTTCACCCACGTTAGCCAAGTCTTGGTTATTAGTGTTGTCTGTGAAACCTAGTAATCCATATGCATTGTATTCACCAGGGTCTAAAAGAAATTGACCTGCTAAAGGCAGGAAATCTAGGTCATCTTGCTCCGTCTCCAAAGAACCAAGTGAACTAATAGCTGCTGCCGTATCAGACGCTGCTATATAACTATCTTTTAGAGTTTGTGGTAAAAACGCAGCTGAAGCATTAACGATTAAACCAGCAGAAACTTCTGATAGATTAAGATCGAGTGCATCTAGCATTGCTTTATATTCGCTAAAATACTTAACCCTGTCAGTTGTAGGTAATAAGTCATAATGAGATAAAACATCAGACAAAGCTTTCCCTTCAGCTTTTATCTCTGCATCCAATTCCTCATCATCAGAATACTTATTAAGAAGCAAGTGCGTGAGAACTTCTTGTGCTTCAAAAACAGGAACTAAAACGCCATCGCCGTTGACGTCTTCCTCGCCAATAAAAACTTCAATTGTTTCAGTTTGTGGCAAGGGCGATACGTCATCGCTCACTACAAGGCGATCATCATAATCAAAGCTAACTGGCTGCGGCAACCCCGCGGCAACTTTTACCGTTTGAGTCCCGTCCGCATTATTATTTATATATATAGTCTTCATGATTTAATCAAGTTAAGTTTAACCAATTGCCACTCTAGAGCTGTTTGGGTTAGGACCAATCGGAGGATTAGTGGGGATAGTTGGATCGTCTACGGACGCAACAGAAGTGTCTCCATTTAGTTGGATTAGGTCACCGAACACATTGTTGAGAGTCACATTGTTGACTGTAATGTTCGCACCATCAGAACCGACGAAGCCTCCAGCAGTATTAGTGAACGTGCAACGCCTACACTCAACGTTGATTGTTTGTGCCTGCACGCTGTGGAACCTACCTCCTGTGATCGCTACGTTATTTAAGTATAGTTTCCCTAAATGTAGTGAAATGGCTGTGTCAGAGCAGCCCGTTATTGAACTGTTGATTATCGTAACCTGCCCTCGACCAAGATTATTGTTAAACCTACTTGGTATGATGTTTCTGCAATAGTCAGCAGATGCATTTATCATATACATCTTGTTAGAATCACGATCCATCCTAACACCCGAAGTAGTGTGCATCGAGCCACATTTTACAGATGCATAGTCTTGTAAATCCAACCAACCGCTATTGTCTGCGTGTGCAGCGATAAGAGAGGTTGACGCGTCAAGAAAACCCTGACCCCAAAACCTAAGACGCTGTATTCCTGAATACGTACACCTTTCAAACTTAATCCTACAAGAATCAAACCAGTCTGATAAGACATTTGAATGAATATGCAAGTTTCGGAAGCGTAGATTATCTAACGCCCGACCAGCTGTAGAAGTGTTAATAGCTAACTGTGTGTTGCCGTAATGCGTGTTAATAACACCTAGATTAGTTGCAAGTCCTGCTGCAAACTCGGCATTGTTTGCATAATAGGGCGACCCAGCCACATTAGCAGCCGTTCCTGTGAATTGCAATCCCGTAGGTAAGTTCGCATTGTTGCCTTCGATAATGACTTTGTTCAAATCCTGGTGAGGAAAAATCTCGGAATCGAGGGTGTGTGTTACACCCGCTGCCAGTCTTATCGTCAGCTCCGCACCACCGTGTATACGCATGACATACAGTTGTTGCAGAGCGTCTTCTAAAGTCGGGAAATCGGTTGGTACGTTCCATGTGGTATCCTGAAAAATCCACTTAGAAATCCAATTCCCCGCACCTTGACGGAAGAAACTGATTAACAGATCCGAATTGAAGTACTCTGTCGGTAGAGTGTCATCAACATCTTCCCAACCGATAATAGAGCTGGGTAGCTGATTCGTTGGGACAATCGATCCAGCGAATTGCTGATTGATAATCGTATCTTCTGGTAAATTCACCAGAGGGTTCAGAGGGTCAGTATTATCTACTGCTGATCCTGTAACAGTCTGCACTCCAGAAGAAACACCAAGTAGAGTAGAAACACGGCCGTGTGGTTTAACGCCACATATAGTTAAATTTGCGGCTGAAAAAGAATTGCTGTTGGTTTGGAAATGGAATTCACCATCTGCGAAGTTTAATCTATCGGCTGTAGATCCGAGGTTCGCGTGGGTATTTCCTAACGCAACACCAAGTATCTGATTGTCTGCAAAATCAGCAAGAGAGATGATGTCAGATAGAACGAGACCATCCGATCGTAACAAGCTCAACACTAAGTGGTCATATTTATCTTTTACATCCTGCCAAGTGATTCCGTTATCTAATGTCCCAACCGTGTTGGTCGTAAGCGGGGCACTAAACAAAACGTCTTTACCTTCTTCCACTACAGCATACTTTCGAAACTCTATCCGTTTTAAATGAGCACTATTGTTCAACATGCTCATCCTAATCTCACCCGTCGCGAGTTCTGTTGCATTAATCCGTAATCGTATTCCTTGGTTATCCCACCAATGAACTAGTGCACCATTGTTAACATCGAATGGAAAGTCTCGTAAATCTATACTACCACGAACTAGCTGTTCATCATTGTTTAAAGTATAAGAAAATTCCAGTATATCTACCTCGTTTAAATCAACGCCAGTATTGATTACAGTATTGGGCACTGCATTTTGTGCTACCAACTCATCACCTTCCCAGTCTGGAAATGATTGCACCAGCACTCCAGAGGTTACAAACGTAGTGTTGTTTTGACTACTGGTGTTGAAAGAAATAATTGGTCTTCTTAATGAGCTGGAATCCCTTGTTACTGTATAAATAGTCCCTGGTGGTATTACTGTGTCTGTTGTGATGTTCGGTGATGCTACCCCATCGATAATAGTTGTATATTGATCACCACCATTATTAACAGTTAATTGCGTCCTTGTGTGACCTTGAATGATTCCATTAGGTTGGATATCATTTGTATCTAAATAATCACTCAAATCACTAGGGAAAGTGTTAGTGATTACTTGTGCTACATCAAACACTGCATCAGGTTCTGGGGTGCTACTATATGATACTAACACGCCTGAAGTTGTCTTATGCATCCATCCAGTAACACCTTGCGGTATAGACAAATTTACTCCCACTGGAGATGCTACTAAATCACCGTCAACAGCTTGACCAATCTCACCTGCTGAACTAAGCGTTACAGCACCAAAAGCCGTATGAAAATGATACGCTTGTCCAATCTCTAACTCAGCGAGTGTTGCGTCTGCATCAACTACACCAAATAATGCGGATGAGTCTACACTATGTGGCTTGCCTCCTTTAACTCCTGTGCTTATTTTTCCCATGTTACGCCTCTGCTACTGGTTGAAATCCGATCCACTGCCATGTTCCGCCATTAGGATTGATAGCAGGGAGTAAAGGTCTTGATCTGTCTGACTCTGTTGCTGCTAGATCTATAGAGGGAGGAAACGCATTAGCTGGATCTTGCGAGATACTAAAACCTGCTACCACTTCAGTCACCCCTGTTAGGTTCACAATGCTCACACTTTTCAAACCTGCTGGGATTGCTCCAGTGCCACCCACCAACACATGCGTTTGGTCTGCATTCCCCGTGAGCAGATTTATAGCATCCCTGATCTCCTCTAGAGTAGGGACATCGTCATCAGTATCCCCAGCTCCTGCGGCGGCCGCTGCTAAAGATCCCAATGCGTATGTCCACTTAATGTGCAGATCACGCAATGTGTCGTTTGCTTCGGGCAGTAAAGTTGGTGGTGGAATATCGTCTGGATGTGGTCTTGTAGTAGCCATTGTAAAAAATTAGTTTGTGTTTATAAGTGGGATATATTCGTCAAATAATCGACCGTCCCCGCGTCTTGCTAGAACTAAACCGATTTGTTGTTGGTATCTTCTTTTCGTGCTGTTCTCGCCGCTCCTAAGCTCTTTCGCTTGTGCATATTTAGCTTTCTTAACTACCATCGCCGCTTTTTGCTCCATACGCTCCATAATCTCCATGGAGCCTGTTATTGCGTGTGCGATTCTTGCGGCTAGACTATAGGCGATAGCTTTAATTAAGAGAGGAGAGGCACATGAGAAGTCCGTTATTTCATGGACATATCTTATGTTGCACTGTTCTTGATTGATTAGTAATAAGTCCCCTTCAATCTCGAAGTCTCTCTCATCAACTCCTAGTATTGTAATCCTTGGAGTCCCTGCTATTTGGTCTCCTATACCCCCATCGTTTACTTTGATAACTCGGATGTAATCTTTGGGTAATTGAAAAGCGCATTCCCATGGTGTGTTAGATAGATCCACATTAGCAACTTTTGTCAAAGTAGATCGCTTAACACTCTCTTTGAATATGCATTTATGCAAAACCTCCCTCGTTATCTGAGAAAAAAACATAGAACAAAATCGAGCTTGCTTAGTCTCCTCCTCGAACGACTTAATAAAGTCGTCTCCAATTAGGCTTAGAGCAATATTACATATTTCTATCTCGCTAGGCATGGGAGCAAAGTGTCAGGGCGTTAGACGGACAAACGCCCTGACTTTAGGTTATTTAGGCGGCTTCATCACAAAGTATTTCAATCACCTTCTCTTCTTCTAAGCGGGTTGCACCAGCTTGGAACTTTCCACGAAGCTGTAAAGCATCGTTGAAGTCGTGTCTTTCTACTAGTCTAAAGCTAGGGTCTGTCCACATGCCGAAGCAAATTCCAGACTTAACGAAAGCAAAGCATGATCTCACTGTTCCTGTGAGGGCTAGACGCTCGGAGCGAATAACTTGGCCACCTAGGAACTGGTCAATTTCACCGTAATAGAGGGCTTTAAGGTCTGCCGCAAAATCACTCGACGTAATTCTGCTTTCATTGTATAGCCCTCTTAGCTGTGAGGATGACAGAACGATATAATACATTGACTCCATCGCGTCTTGTCCAACCACTTCGGCAGCTTCAAATCTCTCTTTCAAGTCGAGCCACTTATCAATAGTGAAGTTCTCATTGGTTCCTGTTCCTCGATCCACTGCTATTTGTTGAGTAGCTGGCAACGCTGTGTTGGTAGCTCCGTTAACGCCTGTTCTTGCGATACCAGTAGCGGCTGCAATAATAAGATCATCAATCTTCCTGTTTACACCAGATTTCATTTCCATAAAGGTCTGAGAAGTAGGCAAAGATTGAGCGGCTAGCAATTTGTCATCAAACTCATCAAAGTGACGAGGGACAGCAAATTTCTCCGGATACAAAGCCCGTTTTTCTGTTTCAATCTCAATGATTGGAGTTGCTTGTAATCTCAGCGTTAGCGGAGTTACATCAATAGGGCGAATTTGGTCTATGAATAAGACTTCCCCCTCGCATCCAGACTTGTATTCAACCGCTTTGAGTAGACGGGAATCTGCTTGCTGGACTAATCTACGCCAAATATTTTCGTATTTGACTTGGTATTGGTCGATAATTGACAATGGCATTTTCTTAAATTCTGTTAGATTTAGATTTCACGAAAGATGTCGTGAGCATTGGCATAAGGTTTTCCTTCAAGCTTGGATTTCGCAGAGGGCTACAAGGTGTAGGTTTTCTCTAAATGTGCTAAACGGGTCTTTACTGCCGATTAATCTCTGCGAGGGCTACTAACAGTAGGTTGTCTCAATTGAGCATCCTATAGATAAGGGGTGTATTGTTATTTGTGAACCTATATAAAATATACAGCCTGCCCCACAAAATGAAAAAAAAGAGGCAGGCCGTATATATGACCAATATGAAACCTTGGGCAGGTTACTAATTATAGTTAATTAGTCAACACTAATTTTATTAATAAAAGCTAAAATTATATCACTTTTTAGCAAAAGATTGAGAGATTAAGCTATCTACCTTTTTATTAACATTAATATCGCCAGCATGAAACTTGCTGTGGTCTGGATTGTCAGGGTTGTTCATGATATCACTAGCATGATCCATAGGCGATTTGAATTGTGTTGCTAGCTCGCTGCCAAGATTGTGGCCTTTGTAAGCCGCATCACTAATGCTGTCGCCAATAGCTGCAAACATTCTTACCATATTTGGATTGCCGCCGATGTTGGGGTCTGACTTTAACGCCACGATGGACTCTTGATCCAATCCTGCCATGTTAGCCACTCTATCAAAGGCTTGTATAGACGTTTGCACTCTAGCATCTGTGTCCGTCCCAAAAGATTTCTTCAACTCTGCTAGTGCCTGTTCTTGTGTCTGTGCGTGTTGGCTCTCAAAGCTGCTTATCATCTCTTCTGATAGAGCTTTAAACGTGTCTAGTTGCTGATTTAACGCAGGAGCGGGAACGCCTGCTTTTATCGACTCTTCAACTAATTTGTTTAGCTGCTCATCGTTAATGCCAGTCACATCCTGAAACTCCTTGAGTCCTTCTTTATCTTCGCCCCATCTAGTCTCTAAATACTTCTCAGCACTTTCTGACACTAAAGCTTGTTTATTCCACTCTGCTCTTTGCTCATCTGTCGCGTCGGCACTAGGATAGGTTAAAGCTTTTTGTGAAAGCATCTTTTTAGCTTCCATGTAGGATTTAGCTAAACCCCCTACATCTGTAAACCTGTCCAAGGTGGGAGTGTGGTCAATAAACTCTTCACCCAATTGGGATGACCAGTTCTTTTGAAACTTCCCGTCCATGTCAAACATCTGGCTTAGATCATACCTATTGTTGCTAGGTGATGGATCGCTGTTGTCTGAAGGCGTTACACTACCACTAGGTTCTGGCGTGACTTCTGGTGTAGTAGGGGACGGTGTGGACATTAGTGTTGTCCCGCCGCTGCTAGGCTCTGGTGTAGAACTTCCTCCGCCTCCGTCTCCTCCATCTCCTGCCACTGCTATTCTGGGAAATTCTTTTAACTTAAGCATAATTAACCCTCCCTTTGTAATGTTTGTTGAATTGTTCTTCCGTCATCTTGGATCTAGCAAAAGAGATTACTTCAGGTGTCCTGTCTCCAAGTGTGTTATCATAAACAGGACATCCTTCTATTGATTTGGGTGTCCCTTCTTTAACATATAACGATTCCTGTTGCACTGGCACATCTTCCACTTGTTTGTGTGATGATATCTCGTTAGGGATTTGACCATCTATCATGTTAAGCATTTCTTCCCTTCTTTTTGCGTAGACTGGTGCTATAAACTTCAGTTTCGCAGAACCTTCAACGCCTTCTAACCAAGCGACTTTCTTGTCGTCAATCCAGAACTCGTTTCCGTCTTTTAGTTCTATATTTTTTTTCATAGATTCTTGTTAAGTCTTTTACCTCTATAGATCAGATCATTTATTTCGATAAATAACTGTCTACCTCCCTCAAGGAGTAGCATTTTGTTTATATTCTTTTCATCGGAGTTTATTAACGGGCTATCGTATCTGACTGAACTCCTTAAATATTCTAGCAGTAGTTGACCCTCTGTTGTGCTAAGTAGCTTATGGGCGACTCTGGCAGCCTTATCCTTCTTGTCATAATTAGTTGTCATGCTATTGCTTCCTGTAGTTCAGGCGGGATATTCCCCGCCGCTTGTGATAATTGATTAACCGCTCCTCCTAATTGTTGAGCTGTTTGAGCGTCTGCCGCCTGTTTTGCTTGCTCCTCCCTCTCTGCTTGTATTGCCATGACCTCCTCATAGGGCTTGAAGATCTGCTCAGGTGCTCCGTCATTACGTGACGAGAGTTTAAACAACTCCGAAAAATCTAACCAATCTAGTATAGTCGGGTCTACTTGTGCCAATTGCGTGGCTCTTTCTATCACCCTATCAATAGCACTGTTTTCTACTAATCTAAGAGCGAGTGATACGCGTGATGTGTATTCAGTTTTTGGTAAGCTTATCTCCCCCTCTTCCAAGGCTTCTTCAGGAGGCTCAGGAAAAGCACCAGATTCTAATAAAATTCTAAAGACTTCGTTCATGAGAGGCTGGATTTCTGAAGTTAGCTGGTTAAAGTTCGGTAAAAACCCTCTTAACTCAGCCGCCTCAATAGCTGCCACCTCTCTAGCCGTCATTTGCTTAGTCTTTTCCGCTACAGACTCAAACAAACCAGCGTGAAAAAACTTGCGAATCTCCTCCCTTTTTACTGCTTGCAACTCTGCTCCTACTTCGTATCTGGCATTATCACCCCATGTAATTGGAGGTTGAGCCGCCCCGCTTCCTGATGAGTCAAACACCGTCACACCTCCCTCTCTCCAATCTATGTCATCTACCATGTCAGCAGCTACCAACACACGCGGATTAACAGCAACGCCAGCCGCCGCATCCATGTCTTTTGTTAGTTTATTGAGCTGCCTCATCGCTGCCAGTGCTTTTGTGGCTGGCGGTAGACCGTAGATGTGATCTTCCCATTTCTCAGCTCTGGCCACACAGTTAGGAAATAGATCATATCCGCTCTCCTCCAAGATATGCTTGTCGCACTCTACAATGTAAACTGAGGCAAATGGCTTGTTTTTATTGTCAATCTTGTTCTCGTCTCTGCTAGTCCTCGGATAAATTGCATGTATAACAATAAATTTCTTGTTTGATATCTTCCCCTCTTTGTATTTAGCCCAATCCTCAGACACCTTTTCCCCTAGATTTTTATCTCCAAACATCTTGACGATCTGAGGAGAGGTAAGCTTCATCTCTCTAAAATGAGTGTCTATATTGCCCTCATCATCCTCATCTATTGCATACGTGCCTGCTCGATGATAAGTAAAACGTAGATCAGTCCTTTTGCCTTTGCGGACATTGATTGATGATGTGCCAATAACCCCTTGAGACTTGAGGAAAGGCTTCATTTCTTGATAAAAATTAGACTGAGCTAGTTTACGTATAGCTATTTCGCTACATTTGTTATACCAGCTATCCACCTTATTATTACCGCCAGTCCCGTCAGCATTGATGTTCGGGTCTCTCCACACCGCCCAGCGCTCATTAGCTGGGAAGATCTCAGTCATTAAGCCGTTTGCGTATGTCTCGCTTGAGTGTAGTCCTGTCGTGTCAAATAAACGCGTAAAATCGTCTTCATCAGGTGAGCCTAAATCTTCCTCATAAATCTCTAGAGCTGGTTGAAAATACCGAGCATTTCTTTCCCACATGCCCTGCCACAAATACATGCGGGTAAAGGCTTCTTTCTTCATTGCTAGGATCTTCTCAACTTGCGTCATCATTGCCCCATCAATGTTTTGTTGCCAGCAGAGTAGCTACTGTTATTACCAGCTAATATTGTGTTTCTGTATGACGACTGATTTGCCAGCCTGTTACGTCTAATTCTTGCGATGTTAGAGGCTTCAGACTGCCTTACTCTCTCACTAGCCACAGGTGCAGCTTGAGGAATAGAGGGTGTTGATGGTCGTGAAAACATGTGTAAAACATAGGCTCATAGGTAGGTTTTGATTAAGCTGTATATTTTATACAACCTCTTTAGTAATGCTTAACCCTTGGCTTTTTCATCTTCTCGCTGCCAGACTTTGTTACGTTAGGCTTTTTCTTGCGAGAGTTTGGGGCTTTAATGTATCCATGTGAAGCCGCCTCAGCTAAGTAACGAAGAGCATCTGCTGAGTGTGACGACCAATCGTGACAAGGATTGTCTAGAAACATTTCTTTTTTTTCGTCGTATAGTAAATGATAAGCCTCTAACGCCTCCAATCCGTCCTTACAATTGTCTTTATCAAACCACATATGCGGCATCATGCCTCTCAATGAGTTAATGCCCACATTCACATCACGCGTGACGGGTAGTATCCTTATCCCTTTTAGACCTGCTTTCTCCATCTCCACGGCAAACGACATACCTCCTTTTTGAGTTTGACCAGCATCGTGGGGCATAACATGGCCAGCATAGTGATAATCTTTGCTATTAATATGAGCCACCCTTTCCCCTGTAGTAAACGGCTGCCCTGAGTCATGATCTAGCACTATAATTTCTCTGCCTATAATTTGCACATACCAGATGGCTGTATTTAGCGGTGCTCCTAGATCCCAAAACGTGTATACGGGATAGTTATTATCTATTGTTAGGCTTGTTATCCTTTTACGCTCTCTTAGTTTATCCAGCTCTTTAGCGTAAATAGCACCCATTGCACCGCCCTCGAAGTCACAATAAAACTCCTGCTGCACCATATGCTCAGGCATACCTCCTTGTCTCTCGTCCTCAATAGCCTCCTCGCTGATAGCTTTAGTTATATCAGCGGACAATCTCTCACAAAACCACTTATCATTGTCGAGAGCCATCCTGTAGAGCTTGTAAAACCAATTCTTACCCCTCGGTGTGCCGTTAAAAATAGCCCATCCTCCATTCTCTGCTAAAATTGGACGCACATAGTTCCAGGCTGCGGGATTTTGTAAAGATGTCTCAGAAAAAACACAGCCAACTGGATTAGTCCCAACTACATCTAGCCTGTCAGTGCCTATTATACGTAAAATGGAGCCATTCACGGTTTCTAGCTTCATTTCCTGATTATTCTCTTTTGTGATAAACCCAGCGGGAAAATGGCTCTTAAACGGCAATCCTTCCTTGTCCATTCCCTCCCAGAAGATTTTACGCCCCATGACCGCTGTGGGAAAGTAGTAGTGATAAGCTCCCCGCCTTTGAGCCATCATTGTTGACAGAATGTTGATAAATGTCTTGTCTTTGCCAGCTCGTCGATGCCACACGCAGACAGCTCTTTTTTGCTTACCCTCGATAATAGCCTCCATCACGGGGCATTGATAATCACGCGGGGTAAAATGATGTGGCAGGGTGATGTTCATTACGTCTACCCAACATGAGAGTTAGCATTTTCCTTTATCCGTTTTTGGTAAGAGAAATAAATAGTCCCGCCGCAGGTTTTGTTAGGACACGGAGTCTTCCCTTCTCCAATGCAGCTTTCTTTATCC